TATCTGTTCTCTCTGAGATGATTGTTGGTCAAATAGAGTGTTTGCCTGTTCAACATAGTCTATGGTTTCTGATTCACTTTGTCTAAAAACACCCCCTTCATCGGTAGTGATGACTTCAACACCTTTGTTCCTAAGAGTGGATACAGCCGTGTCTAGCGAGGTCACAGTACCCCTTAGAGATGTTATCTGACCTTGTGCATAGTCTATATCCCCTTGAACTCTGGCCCATGCACCATCTCTGATAGTTTCCTGTTGTTTAATAGACTCTGATACATCTATCTTTCCACCACCAAGATTGTCTATTCTATCTTGATATGTTTGTATCTTGTTCTGTTCCCTTGCAATCTGATTCTCGATACGAGTAACAACGGACTGTGCTTGTGCAGTATCACCTGTTTGTTCTGAGTGTGCTTTTGATAGGTATCCAAATATACCTAGTGATGTGATTAACATGAGAACAAATACTGCAAACACTAGATAGTATTTCATGTAGTTGAGTTTTTCCCATGCAAGATGCAGATAGGCTGCGGTGACAACTTTACCGAATTCTAAAGCACCTGCCATAATTACGATACCCATGAAAGCACCAGCAAATATTGTTGCAAGTCCTAACACTGAGAAATATGCAGCTATAGATGCAATTCCTAAAGACGTAATTACCGCGAGGTAATTCAAAAATCTGTTCATAATCTATCTCTTAATGTTTCTTCTCAAGAGACCGAATAGAGCATTCGGTTCATACTTCTTATTCCTCTTCTTGAAACCGATACTACTTGCATCAGTTGAAACAGCTGCACCTGTGGCATTCATAGGTGCATCTTCGGTCTGAAGGTTGTCTTCAACCTTCTTCTTGTTCACATCAAATAGTGTACTAATATACGTCATTTTCTGTTACCAATACCCTGTCTTCGTTTGCGTAGCCGATATAAACATCAATGCCGAAGACTTTTGAATGATGTTCTGTTATTTCGACTGCAGTTTTATGTGGATGTACCACATCTAATTGTTCGAGTGTTCGTCTTAAGTGATACTGACCACCAACATGGAGTTTTCCGACTGACATGGATTCTTCTAGAACCTCTGAATCAACCTTACCTAATTCTTTTAGGTGTCTGTAAAACTTTTCACACAGTTCTTCCATTTGGTCTTCATCTAACTCATTTGTTTCTTTTAACATGAGTAATGCAACAGCATATGATGCAAATTGTGATTTACCAAATGGTACCTTGTTTATAATTTTCTTTAGATTCCATACTAAACGATGGAGAGGTGTCAAGGAAGCTTTCTCTGCAGCTGATTCGGGGTTGTTGTCGACATTCTTACCATCGACTTTTATCTGTTTTATCCTCGTTCCATTCTTGTCGATAAACCCAAATTTATATGCCTGCATTTTCTCCCAAGGTGTAGTCAACATCTTGAGTATTCTAAAGACTATTAAAGTATCTATGATTCTCATATATCTATTTAGGTGATTTGAGCAGTGGAGCTCCCAAACCGATTCGAACGGTTGACCTACTGATTACAAATCAGTTGCTCTACCAGCTGAGCTATGGGAGCTTACAATTCTCTCAATCTTTGTGCAATCACATCATCAATTGGTAGTTCAGGCCTGAAATCCTGTGTGATGTAATCTAAGTATAGTAATAGAGTTTTGATTGAAGACCAGTATCTATCTTCTTTGATTTTAAAATTCAACATTCTCATACATGCATCGTATCCAAATACGTTGAATAGACATATGAGATGATTGAGTAACAGGCGTTCTCTTAGTTCCCCACTTTCATGGTATCTAAAGAGTAATCTTTTAAAGTATCTAAATCTACGTAAGTCCTCTTGGAAGTCTTCCATGTCCTCACATTGAGGGTCATCATAGTGCTTCAGAGCAAATGCAGAAAAGTTTTTAGCAGTTAGTTTGTCAAATAGACTCATAATGTATTATAAAGTTAGTTGGTCTACCAGTATTTAGTAGACGCAACTAAAGGAGTTAGACCAATGAACCGTATACTTTATAGCTGTTGTTCATCAATCTCTCATATTTCACTTTGAGTGAAATTATTTTTTCTTCTTTTTCAAACTCATCGATAGGGGTATCGACTGTCTTCCCGAAAGTCTCACCATATTGAGAGAATGAAAGGTCAAACTCACCACTTTCATTGAACTCCACGTCATCATATTGCTTACATGATAGTCCTACGTGAGAAAGTTTTGCCTTCATTTGTTCTACTGCAGCTTGTGGGTTCATGTATTCTGAACTAGCACAATGTCCTAGTACTGCATTAATTTTTGCTTTCACAGATGAATCATCAATGTCGTATGGGGCATGCTCATCTCCAGGCCAAGCATTGAATTGCTGTTCTGCCATGAATTGATTGAATTTTTTCATAATTTTTTCCTATTATTGATTGTCGTAGTAGTTTTTATTTAACTCACCACGAACTATTGTTTCACCGACTTTTCTACACTTAATGTAGACTCTCTCTGTATTACCGCCAATCGATGTAAACGTTCTAATACCATTTGCTACAGTTCCATTGGATTCGGAGTATGTATCTGCAGTTGATTTATCTGCAGAGTTTTCATTCTCCCAAATTCCGTTAGAGCCCGATACTGCCACCCAAGCCATTTAAGACTCTTATGCTACTGCAGTAATCGTTCCAGCTGCGGTACCGATACCTGCGACTGAAGTGATTGTAGAAACTGTTGAAGTTCCTTTATCTTTAATTGTACCACCGTTCAATGCAACTGCGTTAGCACCAATACTTAATACGTCATCCGCTGCAATCGCTGCATTCGCTGCACCGTATGTAATTGAGAATGTAAGTTCGTTAGAACCTGTTCCACTTGCATATGATAGTACGTGTGGGCCTCTTCCACTTCCACTACCTTGGTTACCGTTAGTAACTGATAGTTGAGGTGTTCCAGTAACGTCTACTGCTTCGTTAAATATAACTTTGGCAGATAGTGTTCCACCAGCAGATACGTCCCATGCAGTTGATACCCAATCGATATCAGTGATATCAGCAGCACCCAAAGCAGTTGTTAGACCAGAGCTTGACCATGCCACTAGGACTTCAGTCAATGTTCTACTTCCCACAACCTTCTTCAGTTCCCAACCGTGTGGTTTTGCTGATGTGTTTGTTTTATCCGCGTCACTCAACCAGTTAGGTTTTGATTCAGTTCCACTTGTATGTCCCCATAGTGCCATTTTAATTTCCTCTTTATTTTGCGACTCTTAATATAGTATCAAAAGTCTTTTTAAATGTTTTTACATCTTTTTGTAATAGACGAGAGTATTTATCACGCAAGGCAGGCTTAACAGACATTAAAGCGTCATAAACTTTCTCTGCATCCGCTGCTTTTACCTTTAACTTTTTCATGTCATCGGTTCTAATCTCGGTATCACGTTTAGTATCAACCATTTTCGATAGTTGTACTAAGATGTTTGCATCGGGTCTTAATTGCATTCCCGCTGCCTTTGAGTTAAAAGCATCGATAGCTCTATCGATAACTTCATCCTCTTGTGCTTCCGAATACTTTCCACCAGCCATAGTGCTGATTTTCTGTATCATGGCACGCAATTCTTTTTCTGATTTTGCCTTTGATACTGCACGTGCAATCTTCTTATTGCCACCGTCACTCATCATTGCAAAGTCTGAAGCCTTCTCCATTACGGCATTGGTCTTCTTTGCAGCGTCTTTGATGTACCCTAATTTTTTAAGTTTTTCCTTAAAAATTTTGTATCTTGCATCACCTTTGACGCTCATTTTACTTCATTCCTTTGGTTAACATCTTATCTATTTGTGGTGTGGTGTAATCACCATTTGTAGGGTCTCCATATGAAGATTTACCTATGACCACTCTTAGAAAGTCGTTTACCTGCTTTTTATTTCCTTTGATTCTTACGTGTTTACCTAAAACTGCAGCTTTAAGTTTAAATCTTCTCGCTGCTTTTGCAATTTCCATTCCATGATAGTTTTGGTCAGATGGACTACTGAACTTTTTGTTCTTTGGGTCTACAGTAATGTCCTGTACTTCTTCTGCAAACATGTTTAGGTATGATTCACCTATGTTATCACCTTGCTTAAGATATTTCTTTGCCTTAACTCTGTCATGGTAAAAGAACTGGTAATTCTTCTTAGTCTTGTCATCTCTTACGATGTAACTCTTAGGGCCCATCTTGACGACTTTACCCATGTACTTTGCACCGTCTGCTTGATAGTAATCTACTTCTGTACCAACTTTGATTGAGTTCTTAGTCTCTGCACCCATACCATGTTTTGCAAGAACTCTATAGTTCTCTGATATAGTACTTTCATCAAGGATTGACATTATGAAGTCTTCTGCATCATGTTTACCACTGACTTCACCAGTTTGTGATGCCCAACCTAGTAATTCATCTTCTACCTTTTTAGGTAAATCTTTATTGTTGTTTCTGAATTTGTCAATATCACGTTTATATTTTGTGATAAGTTTTTTCCAGTCGTTATCTCTTGGGAACATTTTGATTACTTTTTTGTAATCTTCTGATACCATTTCACCTTCTGATATAGTTCCTTCGTTTGCATACTTAAGTGCAGACTGTACTTCTTTTGATTTAAGAATCTTATCACCAAAGAACTTCTTAATTTCTTTAGCTGCAATATCCATTGCACCACTCATGTCAAGTGCAACTTCTACTGCTTTCTTGACTTCGGGGTCACTGACTTTGTTTCTTCTGAAATAGGTAGAAACTTCTCTACCAGTAAGTTTCATCTTACCATAAGGGCCTAAAGGATTAACTTTCCCATCCTTGTCTAGTACCTTCTTTGCTTCGTGAAATAAATTCATTCTACTCTCCAAATATTGCGTATGACAAGATAGCATCTTGCATAATGATTTCTGCCATCTCTTCTCTAAACATTGTATCACCTTGGAAATCTTTCGAAAACTTATCGTGCATTCTGTTTGTTAATACAATATTCTCTTCGTAACCCATAACTTCACACTTCTTTAAGTGTCCTTGTATAAGTTTACCGTATTTTTGTGAATCGGGAAATTCTTTCTCCGTCTTCATTAATTTATCTAGGTCTTTTAAAATTTTATTTAACTTAGGTGCCTTATAGATGAATGGTTTTTCATTACCGTGTTTTGCTATAAGAGCATCTACTTGTTTGTAGTAATCTCTACTTGCCTCAGTAACAGGCTGCTTTAGATTTTTTTTTTCATCTCCAAGTTTAATGAATTTTTTACTTGGTTTTGCTTCGTCTAAACCTTCACTGAATGCAGCCATAAGAATCTTTTCAAATCCTTTGTCTTCTTTAATACCTAGTTTTTTAATTTCAGATGCAATCTTCTTGTTGATGTCACCAACTTCTTTAGTTGCAACTGGGCCTTGTGCAACTAGTCGTGCTTTTTGCATAAGAAGGTCTGAGTATTTTGCATACTTTCCAGCCTTCTCGTTAAATGTTTCTGATTCTGCGACACCGTCAATTGGTGTTGGTAGGACTTCTTCAATTTTAATTGATTCGTTTTTCGTTGGCCCGTTGACCTTACCCCTATACTTTTTAACAATCTTTTGTACATTTCTATCAGAAATAAATTTGTCTAAAGACTTTTCATCACCATAAAATTCTAAAGAATTTGGTTCATCAGATGCACCATCAAAACTAGTTACATGCATTTTCTTAATTTTACTAATTAGTTTATCTATAACTGTTAATTCATCTTTGGAAATTTTACCCTTTGTTTCGATATATAAACTAGCTTCATGACCTCTACGGTCTTTATTTTTGAAGTTTTTCATATCTCGAACATCTTCGTCTATCTTTGACTCGTGTGCATGAGGTTTGTCACCTTTCTTTTGATGGTGTTCATTTTTCTCATCTTTTCCATCCCAATTCTTATCGATGTAATCATAGAATTCTTTCTCTTTGTCACCTTTAAGTTCTGCTGGTGATGTAACACCAAACTTCTTAAGTGCAGCTTGGAAAAACTTCTTGTAGTCTCCACTCTCTAATACAATTGCATTGGCAGCTGCAAGTAAGTCTGCAGATAAACCATGTCCTAGTCCTTCAAATTTCATTGTTCTAATTCCCCTTTTTCGAAGTAGTCAAACATTTTTTCTTTACCTTGTTCATCAAGACGTAAAGACTTTGCAAGTCTACCTAACATGTTTTTTTCTGTTAATTTTTCAACTGTCTTTTCGAGAGATGTGTTCTCTTCTTTAACTTCAACTTCATCTTTGAGAGGTTTAACGCCTGCATCTCTGAACATTGCCAATAGTTTATTGTTGGTAGGTAGTGTAATCTTTTTCTCTTTACCTAACTGAACAATTAACTTTTCGAATCCTTTTGGGTTTTGTTTCTGCATTGATTGGACTACTTTGACACCAGTCATAGATAGCATCTTTGCAACACCGTATTGTTCGTATCCTAACAACAAGATTTCCTTGTCCTTTTATCAACCTGTGGTAGGTCATTCTTGGGATATAATACTCTTCTCCTTGGTTTAATTGTATAGGTAACTCATCATCATGTTGTAACGACCAGCCTTTTCCACTTAGAACACTGACCACCCTTGATTCTTTATCACGGTGCCATACTAGTTCTTCATCTTCAACACTTTCTGTGAACTCTCTGATAACATATGGTACACCTGTACCATGTTGTTCTTCTATTTTTTCTGTGTATGGTTTAGTCGTCAAGTTCGTGGACATAGTTGTCTGTCTTTTCCTTATATCCATAGTATCCAAAGTCATTTGGTTCTAAATCAAATATCTTATCAACATAGTTCTCTGCGAGATTCTCAGCATATGTTTCTGAGTGGTCGTGAACCTTCCTTGTTGCATATTCGTTGTTTGTTAAACTGCTAAGGTCAACTTCCCAGCCCTTGTCTGTCTTATAGACTTCTGCTTTTCTATCATCCCTTAAATAACTGTGATATAATTCTCTCATAATATAACCTACACCTATATTTAGACTACCAAAAAAAATCTCCCCCACCACTCAAACCTAATTGTTTTGCGTAGTACGGTAGTCGGCATGCCCAATAGCCTGCCGTAGTCTTATCGTTCTTTGTGTCACATTGGTGTCTTGCAACAAAAGATGCTCTTGCCTTCTTGTTATTCAGTTTTACTTTCAACCCTGTGGTATCACCCCATGATATCTTCTTAATCTTATCACCGTCTTTTACATAGACATAGTATTTTTTGGAGCCACCAACCTTTGGTGAGTTCAGTTTAACGTCTTTCTTGTCTTCTTCTTCCATAATCATAGGACAATCTAAAGGAACAATGTTCCCTTCGTATACTTCGAATTGACCTAGGTCTGTTTCTATGATTTGTTTGTCGACTTCTGTGAGTGTGTACCTGTCTTCAGCAACAAGCTTTCGTGCTTCTTTGATGATTTCAAAATACATCATTGAACCTAATCTGAATGGGTTATCTGTAAGGTTGATACCTTCTGACTGCAAAGACTCTAATGTTTCGTCTATTGCGACTTCTCTCAACGTTTTCATTAGTCGTCTAGTTCACCATTAGCTGCTATATCTGAATATGTAATTAATGCTCTTCTTGCCTTTACAATACCGTCATTAACATCCATCATGTATGTTGACTTACCATATTGTAATTTATTCATACCTTTATATGCTTGTTCTAATAACTTATCAATTCTTTTAACATCAGCTACTTCTTTTTTTGAATTAAATTTCTCTGTTAAGTCTTCGGTAACTTCTTCTTTTAGTTTCTCTTCCTTCTGATAAGGATATCCCTTTAATGGATTAGGGTACTTAGTAGAGAAGTGTTTCTTTTGTATTGCTTCATTAACATCTTTGATTTGTGATAGGTATTTTTCTACCTGTTGGCCTGGTGTATCGTCTTGATACGCCTTTCTAATTTCATCGGTACCCACTTCGTGTACTCCGTTATCTGTTTTGTTTCCGCTCATTTGATACCTCTTAATTTCAGTAATGTCTTAAAACTTTCTGATTGTGCTTCAGACTTCTTTCTGTCTGCATCACGTTTTGCTTGAATTTGTTTGTCTGCAGTCTCTTTCTCTTTCTGACCATCAACTCTTTCTTGTTCTCTTTCGTGTCTTTTAGTCAATGCTTCAAGTTCATCCTCTTGTCTCTGTTTGAGTCTTTCGAGTTCACCTGCCTGTTTTGCTTTTAACTCCGCTGCATCTACAGCTGCATCTTCGAATAGTTCATCACCTTCTAGATTGTCACCGAACTTAAGAAATAGTTTACCTTTCTCTTGTTTCTTATCAGTAACCTTATGTTTAATCATTGCACCGATTGTGTTGATGAGACCAATACCTTTTTCGGGATTCTTTTTGAGTTCATCTTCCATTTTTTGACCAACCTTTTTCATGATTAAATCAATAATTTCATGAGCACTGGTAACTAGTTTTCCTTCTTGGACTGACTCAGATGCACCAGCTTTCTTTGCAAGGTCTTTATCTGCACCACCCCATGTTCCTTTACCTTTAGTAATGAAAGAGTTTACTCTTGCATGTCCCCATTGCTCTGGAGTAGTGCCTGGCCTGTGACCAGTCTTCCATGCAGCGACACCTCTGTTATAAACCTGTTGTAGAATACCTTTAGAGATACCCGATTTATCCGCTTTCTTTGCAAGTGACTTACCAGCATCTTCGTACATATCTTTATACTTCTTAGTGTGTTTGGAAGGTTTAGTTTCTGCATCATGGTCGCCAGGTGCAGGGCCGTCTTTCTTCTGTGCAAAATGAGCTGCACGTTTTTGTTTGGTGGATTTAGACATTTCATCACCATCAGCATCCTTTGCATAATACTTAGATGGTTGAGTACCTTTACGGTCTTCAATATCTTTATCTTGTTTAACTTTTCTTTCGTTAAGTATTGATTCTAATATGTCCATAGTACTATTTATCGTTTTTTAGCATCTAGTTCTGCTTGTTTCCATGCAAGTGCTGTCTTATTACTCGGGAATGAACCAGTCCAACCGAGTAGTTTTGAATATAGTTTAGTAGTTTTAGCTTCTAATGATTTAACATCATCATCGTTTGAAATCTCTACAAAGTCTCTACCGAATACCTTTTGTAGTTCTTTTGAATTCTTTTGTGCATTATCCCAATCTTGTTTTACAATTGCAGATGGTAGTTTTCTAGCTCTTTTTGCATTTCTTTTTTGTGCATTGTCCAATGATGCACTAACAAACAACATCTTAGAATCATACCCAAGTTTATCTAACTGGGTTTTATATGCTTTAACTTTGGATATGTTTGCACTTGTAGTGTCGAATATCATTCCAAGTCTACCACCGATATAGGCATTCATATTCTTTGTAGTGATATCCTTTGCCCTTGCACGAATTGGGTCAACCTTGTCGAAGTCTGCACCTCTAAGGTCAAGAGACATTCCTGCTTTCTTTAATCCGTTCTCGAATGCCTTATCTGTATTGACCAGTTTAAGACCAAGAGCTCTTAATGATAACTTATTTACAACTGTCGACTTACCACTTCCAGGCCCACCACTAAAGAAAACTGCTTTAAACGTTCCTTGGTCATAGACCCCTTCGTTGATTAAATCTTCAATCATATAGTCGGGTAGTGTGGACTCTACGATACCCATTCCTTTACGGATATCTTTGTATAGTTGTTCTATATCTTTCTTGTTCTTGGTTGGAACACCTTGTGCAAATGCTTTGAAATCACCCTGTTCTGCAAGAGCTCTCAACTTAGATGCACTCATTCCACTTAAGTCATCTGCATCGGGGTCTCTCTCCCCTGCTGATACGATTTCAATCTCATCGAATTTGTAATAACCGTGTCTTGCTTTAACTCCGTTGTACTTCTTAAGTAACATTTCGAATTCTTTGATTCTATCAGAACCAACTACCATCTTGACACGTGTGAACTTTTGTCTTTGTAACTCGTTTGCAATTTCAAATACAGTACGTGCTTGTACGTCTGCAACTATCCTACCAAAGAACTTCTTAAGATATCTTACTTTAACCTTGTGGTCTAATGGATTTTTCTTTTTGTCGTTTGAGTGAGAAGAGAAAAGCATAGGTTGATATCCACCACCAGCTTCTTTCTTAAGTTTGTCTACTAACTTTGCATGACCAGTTGTGGGTGGATTGAATCTACCGAATGTGAATACCACACCTTTGTCTTTTGCTTCTGTTAGAAATTTTCCGAATGTCTTTTTCATTTCATTTTCTCTCGGTCTTGGTCTACCATGTCATCCATTTTATCGATGTTTTCATAACCATCTTTTGAAGTGTCGTATTCGAATGCTTTTTCGGGGTCACCCACTACCCAGTCATCATCTTTAAACTTGATATCTGTTTGAGCAGGATACTTTGGTAATGCAAACTCTTCTTCTAAAAATTGTTTAAATGATTTCATTACTTGTCCCAGTTCTTAATTGCTGTAAAGTTATTAAATGCAAATTCCATTCTGTCGACAAGCTTTACAGCCTTACCACTTCTATCGATTGCAACATAACCTTCGGGGTTAACTGCTTCGAATCCTTTGTCCGTTTTCTTGAATGTTCCGATGCTCTTTACTCTATTTAGAGCAACGATTATGATTTGTTTTGCAGACACCAAGTGACCCATGAAACTAGTAAGATTTGTGATAAACTTTTTAAGACTTTTCAACTCTCTTAAAAGGTCTTGACCAATTTCTGTTTTGATTAGTTTATGTTTCTCTGTCTTAACACCACCGACAACTTTATCTTTCCAGTAACCGTCAAAGTGTTTAATGTATCCGTCAAATGTTGGATTGAATTTACCTTGTCTGATTAATGAGTTGCAGTATGTCTTATAAGATGCACCAGCACCCTTCTTTGTGATTGTTGATTGTATTTCTTGAAACTTCTGTAGGTCTTTCCTAGTGATACCATGAAATGCTTTACCTGTTGCAGTCAATTCTTGAGTCAATCCAAGCGTTTCCTTTGCAGTCATTGTACTGTTACCACTGACATCTTTATATGTTGCATCATCTAACCACACATCTGTGCTACTTCCCAACTTAGATATGTTTGCACCAAATGATGCACTCAATCCTTCAATAGTTGAACCTTCGTATGTGGTGTGAAATACAATACCCATCTTAGAGTTTGCGATTACTTTACCAAGTTGTGATTCTTCATCAACTGCATAGAGGATTGTGTTGGGTTGGAAAGTGATGTACGACTTACCATCTATCGTCTGTGTTTTCTTGTCGTTAGTGTACATCAAGTCACCTTGCATGACTGTATTCCAAGATAGTTTAGATAAGTATTTGAATGAGGTTAGGAATTTTTCTTTAAGTTGGCCACCTAGGTCGGGACTATTCTTTATTTCATCTTCTGAGGTATAAAATAAAGGAGTCTTATTGAATAGGGATTTCTTTGCAACAAAGAATTGATTTGTCTCGGGATGTCTTCCACAAAAGATAGCAGGAGCTCCATCCCACTTAACAGTCATATTAACTTTAGAGTTAGAATGACCTTTCATCATGTCTCTTAGACCTTGAAGAAAGTTAATTGCACCACGACCACCATCAATACCTTGATTGATGATTTCGTCTTCTAGATGTTCTAAATGTAAGTTTTTTGCACTCATAGTAGGTATTATACACCAATTTGGTGTCCTTGTCTACTATTTATGTATTTTTTAGCTGTCTGCTAGAGTTGTATCACCAGCATCGACTCTTGATTGAAGGTGTGCAATGTCGGCTGCATAAGAAGTGATTGATGCTTGCATTGTTGTAACTAAATCTGCATTAACTTCAAGGGCGTTAGCACCTCCAATTTCAGTATCAATATATTCAGCATACATATCTACGAATAGTTGGTCTAAATCGTCTTCGTTAACACCTTGTGCATTATGCCATTGTAGGAATCCTGCTCTACCAGCTCCTGTCCACTCTGCTGGAGAAGTTTCTGATTTGGATTGGCCCACAAAATAAGTTTTGTTTACACCGTTATGCCAATCTAGTTTATCCTCTAGTTTTGCTTTTGTAGCTTGTTGAACAGCAATTAGGTCTGTGAGTTCTGACATGTATATCTCCGTATGTATTTACAGAATTATTTATGTTTTAGAGAGCGGTGTGGAGTGTAGTTTATCCTCGATTTTATCGATTTTCTTTGATATTTTCTTAGTTGCAGAATCGTCTGAAGCTTTCTTAGCTTCACGAAGTTTCTTTTTTAACGCAATCTTTTCTTCAATTGCACTAATCACATCTGAGGATTTCAAGTTAGTAGTCATAATATCATATGTATTTATAGCATTGACGAACACCTATTGTACGCTTCCGTCCCACTAGTAAATTCTAGTTCTTCTCTTGTATCCCAATCCCAAGATTTACATTCTTCTATAAGGGAACCACCTCTCATCTGTTGTCTAAACTGCCACAGATTGATTTGTGAGTTACCACCTTCGTAAATATGGAAATCGTTATCGTACAGTAAGTATAGGTTACTTTGTGACCCACTCATGGTCATATCAATCTCAGTGATATCTGTATATAACTGAACCAATTCTGTTGGATTTCTGTTTGCCATAAGATTGACTATATTTTCATCAAAGTATGGATTGGCATCAACGGAATGTATTCTAAATTCAAAGTCACTTGTTGAACCACTCCCACCACTATGAACAACACTTCTCCATCCGTCTCTGACAGCAAGTTCAAGTGAACTATCACCTACAAATCTTACAAAGGTTTTCTCATAGTTGTAACCATCCACCTCTTTTTGTTGTTCTATAGATATGTGTATCCTATGTCCACTGACAATAGTTTCACTCTCTTTGTTTTCATGATAGTTTTCTGATATGATTACTGAAGCATTGGCTTCAAGATTTGCAACTGTGATTGTAATTGGATTGCCGTCGACATCTAAAATTTGTCCTTGGGAATTGCCTCTTACTTCATTGAAGTTGTGCATTCTCCTATAGGAGAACCATTCGTCTTGTTGTTCTCCTACGGTTTCATTCTGCAAGTCGAATGTTACGTCTGTAAAAGTCTCGTTGTTTAAAATCTTTGTGATGATATCTTCATTTAAGATACCTCTGAATCCCATATTGTATTGTTCTTTGAGAACGGTCTCAACCGTGTGTAGTGTAGTAAGAAAGTCTACAACCTTTTCACCTATGGCTTGTTGTGTGGTGTCTCCCGAAGCTATGAAATCATCATAGAAATAGTATCTACTGATATTGAAATTTGATTCTAGATTATAGAGGAATGTGTCTACTGACCCTTGAAGTGAATATGCAACATCGTTTGCAGTAGAACCACAACCATCTGCAACTGATATATCAGTATTCAATTGTGAATTGATTGCAGTAAGTAACATGGTAGTGAATGGTGTCACATTTGCTTTGTATGTACTATCTCCATGTGGGAAATACAACATGGTGTATGCACTTTCTACATATCCTCTTGTTGAGTCATATGCACCTATTGGAACTTGTGCAACCCTCGGGCGGGATAATCCACATGCAGTGGTGAAGTTGCTTATTGCACTAAAGTCTGATACTTGGAACTCGTACTCATTGGTATCAGCATTCCATACGCCCGAGGGTTCTCCATCGTCCTGTGTCAAGTTGAAATTGAAATCAACAAAGACATTGGCACCTTCTACATATCCATCGATTACCTTAGTTCCGTAAATCGGGGATGATGATACTGGTGGGGTTGATAAAGACTGCAATTGTTGGAGTTCGGGGGATGATGTTCCACCACCACCACAACCAACTAAACATGCTAGTACTGGTATAGTAATTAATTTTTTCATAAGACCTCTCATAATCTATAGTCTTATTATACTACAATATCCTAGGTTTTGTCAACGGGCTTTTCCTTGGGGTCATATCTAACCTTGGTCTTGATTTGAGATTGTTACGAGATATGTCCTTAAGTGAATCCTCTTCGATAAGTTCAGTCCTTACTAATCCTTCTGAAGTCACATCGGGTGTAAGTTTAATGTTACCCGACAATGTGATTCTAGGTTCAGCACACTTGTTGGGTGATACTGCATGAAAAATTGTTGAAGGGAAGATATACAATGTCCCTTTATCTTTAATTTGTGGTACATAGACTTGATGGGCTTCATAAGCTGCAAGTAAATTCTTTAGACATGCATCACTATTGGTTGCATATCTATTTTTAAATACAATATGAGAGTTCCCAGTTTCATGTACATAACACCATGAGAAGTCACTATACCTATCACCTTGATGGTCATGGGAATCTTGAAATCCACCCTCTTCATATACATTAATCCAAGGTACTTCGAAGTTACTGGTAATGACACACTTGGGCCCAAGCAAATCTAAGAACTGTTGGAACTCGTCATATACTAAATCCAATACTGGTGCATAGTCAATTTCAAGATTTGCATCTATATTATTTGAAGTTTTACAATTACTGAATGTAAACTCCTCTGCACATAGTTTATCTAAATCTTTATCTTTAAACCACTCATCAATTGGTGTTGGGTCAAGTTCTATTGCAGTTACAGGACTACCCCATAACAAATCATCAGACCTTGAATTCTGAAAAGTCTCGTTTCTGTCCATCATTTCTTCCTCTATCAAACACTGGTACTGAATCATCGACGGCTGAGTCTATCAGTTCTTCTTGTGCTTCTTGTTCACAGTCGTAGAGTTTCATTCTACTTCTGTCGACACCAATAACAAACCTTTTGAATACGGTTGGGTCATTGTATCTGTTCTTTAATTGTTTGACCACCATTTGGTCTAACTCTTCTAATTCATCACTGGTAATTAATGCAAACATAAAGTCTGCAGTCGCTGGTAAACCAAATGATTCTGAAGTATCAGTAAGTTCTACATCTGTAGAACCATATCCACTTCTTGTTGTTTGTGTTGCACTCATGATTGGTACATCAAACTCTACTGCAAGTCCTCTAAGTTCCTCTGCAATACTCTTTACTAGTGTATATGAGTTTGCACCACTACCTGGCTTGACTCTTGCACTTGAACATATATTTAGATAGTCGATATAAATCATATCGGGTTTGAAATCTTTCTTAATGTTCAGTTCTTGTAATAGATGTCGGAAGTGACCAACATGTGCTGATGCAGTAGGATATTCTTTGACAATAAGTTTACCTTTGGTCTTCTCTTTGATTTTGTCAATCTTCTTATCAAATTGATTCTTAGATAAGTCGGGTAAGTCTTTCATAGGGATATTCAATGTGTTCGAATCTATCCTCTCTGCAATCCTTTCTTCTGACATTTCAAGTGTAATATAAAGTACGTTCTTGTTCATCATCAAGTTGGCTGATGCCATGTGACACATAAACAATGACTTACCAACACCAGTACCAGCAAGACATATGTTTAGAGTTTTGTTTGGAAGACCACCTTTGGTAACCTTGTTGAAGTATTCCAAGTCAAATGGAAGTTTTTCTTCTTCAGTGTGGTAGAATTCGAATCTATCATCTGAGTTTTCAATGAAATCGTGACCAATGTTAGTGTCAAACGATACAGATAAAGCTTCTTTTAAAAGGTCGGGTATTTCTCCAGTCGAACGTTGGGACTTTTTGTCGATGACTTCGATACTGTCCATGACTGCAATATAGATTGCTCTATCTTGACACCATTTCTCAGTTTCTTCTACCAACCATTCGGTTGGAGTCTCTTCACTGTCCTTACTAATACTATCTACAATAGTTTTTGCGTTCGATAACTGTCCGTCATTAAGAGACGTATTGTTATCAAGATTTATGAGAAGTGCTTCCACTGTAGGTGGTTTAGTGTACTTATCGAAGTATGAAACTACTTCGTTGAACACAGTCTTCTCGTCCGACTCGGAGAAATACTCTTCCTTAAGGAATGGTATTACCTTCCTTGTAAAAGATTCACTCTGAACTAAGTTCTTCAGTATCGTCTGTTCTAGTCTCACTTGTTCCATACTTAAAATATTCCTGTGCTTTCTGTTCGAGTTGTGCCATTACATCATCTGTAAAGTACTTCTCGGGATTGTTATTAATCGTCTTTCCGAATTCGGTTTTACCTGTAGGTAGTTTAACACGAGTTCCTTCTTTTGTAAAGACGCCAAATGCAAGTGCCATGTCTAATAGACCATAGTACCTGTCCAATCCTTTTTCATAAGAAAGCCTAACATCCACTATTCTATTTTCTACAGTCAATCTTGACTTTGCATTCTTACAGTGAATGATATTTCCGATTATCTCTGTCCCATCCTTCTCTTTCTTTTTAGATAGATAGATGATAGACGATGCAGCGTACTTGAGTCCACTACCACCACCCATTTCTTTCTGAGGGAACATAGAACCAATCACATCATATGTGTGGTTTGTGACAATCATAGGAACACCAACTCGACCAAGTTTCAAAGTTAGGACTCTAAATGCACCTTTTACAATTTGTGCTCGAGTCATATCCTTTGTCTCTTTACCTTCTGCAGTATCTTCGATTTCTTTGGTTGTTGATAACATACCAAGTGAATCTAAACACATCATCAAAGGTGGACGTTTGGATTTTGGGGTTTCAGCATACTTATCCAGTATACTAATCGATTGAGTTCTGAATTCTTGTACAGTAACCACTGGGACAATAATCATCCTAGAGGAATCAATTCCCCTAGATTCAATCATATCCTTTGATATTGCTGACTCAGACTCAAAGTATATAACTGCAGAATCGGGATTATCAGATAGGAATTGTTTTACTATGCCTAATGCAAAGTATGTTTTACCTGTTGCTGATTCTCCTGCGATTGCAGTAATTTTGTTGTCGGGAAGTCCACCGTATAGTGAACCACTTAATAGTGCATTGAAAATGTGACTACCTGTGTCTACAAAGGTATCGACATCTCCAGCTGCAACACCGTCCGAAACGACATTTGCATATTCGTTTCCCGATGCTTTTACTAAATCTTTAATAAATGACATAACACTTCTCCATAATGTGTATCCATTATAGACTATATTCGGGGTTTGTGCAAGGGGGTTTTAGAGTTTTTTTTCTATTTCAGATAATTTCTTACCAACTTCAGACATTTTTTTGTCGAACCTAGTATGTTCCTTCATCATAGCCTTTAACTCTGACATTCCTAATTCCAAGTGGATTATGAATCCGAATATTGCACATATCATTGCAATATAGAAACAATCCATTGGAGAAATAATCATGACATCACCTTGTCAATCTGTTCTTGAGTGACGACTCCTTTCTCCATTAGAAGCTTTCTATGCTCCATGTGACGTTCTGTTGTGGTGTCTTTATTCTCACCAGTATATTCCACTGCATGGTGGTCAAGAATCATTTGTCTGTTGACATTGATGATTGATTCATCTTCGCTATGAACAAATAACTCTCCAAGTATGCGTCCGAATTTTCCTTTGTCGTGACTAACGAGGGTAATATCACCTTCTGATAGAAGATGTGTAAGATGTTTTTTAGATGCTTTACCAAACAATTTCTCCACGAGGTCTCTTGTTCTTGATTCGGGTGTATCTATACCCATTAGTCGCACTCTTTGTTTCTTTAAAACTGTTGAGAACCCTAAGTCTATGTCGACATCAACTGTATCGCCGTCGACAATTTTACTGACCTTTACATGAAATTCACATTGTTTAAAGTTTTTAGTTCCCATGGTTCTATTTAGGATAGTTGTGTCTGCGATGTTCCAACTTGGTGTCGTAATCAATCATTGCCTTTTTGATTGCGTCTTCAGCAAGAACAGAACAATGAAGTTTAATCGGCGGAAGGTCTAACGCATCAGCGATGTCCTTATCCTTAATTAGTTTAGCTTCTTCGATAGTCTTACCCATCATCATATCAACAAACATGGACGAACTTGCAATTGCACTTCCACATCCATAGGTTTTAAACTTTACGTCAATGATTCTTTCATCATCGTCCAGTAATAGTTGTAATTGCATTACATCACCACAGGCGGGTGCGCCTGCAAGACCTGTTGCAACATGTGGGTCGTCTTTGTCTAATCGACCTACGGAATGTTTTTCGGGGTTTGCAAGTACTGCTTCAAATCTTTGAACTACTTCTTTTGAGTATGCCATAACGTTATTTATCCGAAAAAGGAATCTAGCGAGGCAACTGGTTCAACATTCCAGCCAATCTTTTCTATAACCACCTTCAATGGTTCTATGAATGACTTGTCAAATTGCATATCATAATCGATATACTTATGCAAGTCGAACTCCTTTGGTAAAACGTTCATAAATGATATGACGTTCTCGTTGATTGGATTTGGTGTAGTGAGATATGTAAAGTGTAGTTTTTCTCCACTCTTAATCAACTCATAACGTTTGTGAATGTTCTTCTGTTTTAAATGATGGTTGTAAAGTAATGCACCGCGTACGTGTATAGGTGTACCCTTTCCATAGATTTGTGTTGGGTCTGCATACTGTCCTAGGTTATTACAACCTCTAGGTGAAGACATATCTTCGGGTGCAAGTCTACGGAAATCCATCCGTGCATTCTCAACAAAGTCCCATAGTTCTTCTTCAGTCCCTTGCATCACAATCTTGAATGCATCTGTAAGTTTACCCCTAACCCATTGTGGTGTACTGGACTTTGCAGTCTCAATACCCATCATCTTGAGTTTAGGTTCGGCTAGTCGGACTCCTTCGTTGTCGATGACGTTGAGGATGTATCTTTTCTTTGCAGTCCAAATCCCACGGTCTGCGATGACCTCTCTCCCCATCTCCATCTTCTGTTCGAAGGCATTGGTGTATTTTGCAAGTTCTTGGAAACCTTTGTCAAGAACGTCTTCCATGTGTGACTTTGCGATTGAGTCGATGAAGTTTGTAATTTTTTGTTTATCAGTCTCATTAGGCATTACCTGCTGTATCAGTTTGTCTAGTGTAATATACACAGAATCGGTATCCATTGCAACAACATAGTCTTCATCTGTCTTGAGTGTGGTATTTAACCAATCATTGATTGTCTTCTCTGCATGTTTAATAATCAGCTGACCCGACAATGTGATTGCCTCTGCAAGTTGTGGGTCAAAGAATGCAAAGTATTGGTTTGCCAAAGCACCATATGCTGAGTTCAAAGCAATCTTCCTAACCTGTTGGTTATTGTAAGAACGTTTGATTAATGTGTTGAGTTCGTTCTTACGTTTCCTATCTGTACAAGTTTGTAGTTCCTTCTGATACCCAATCATTTTACCCTTCCACATCTTACGTTCGTCATAGAACTTCTGCATAAGTTCGGGAAGGAACCCTTGTTTATCGTTTGAGAACCTAGCCCCGTTTGGTGTGATACCGAGTGCGCCATCAACAATCGTTTCCTTGTTGAATAATTTTTCTACGGATGTATCGGTCAACCCTCTCTGCATTTTCTCGGGTGAGATATTGTACTGCATGATGATGTGTGGATACAGTGAGTTCAAATCGAATGAGACAACCCATTCATGTTTACCCACGATAGGTTCTTTGACATATGCACCTTGGATTCTATCACCTTTTGTTTGTGACAGCTTCTGTGGTGGTGTTGCAATTTTCTGTTCCTTCAGAAAGTTATAGATGATTGTTTCCCAATACTTAACCATACCAAAAGTGTCGTTGTAATTACACTTAGCATTGTAAGACATTGCAAGAATCAATTCCATCAAACCTAGTTTCTCCTCTAGGTCTTCTACCAAGGTAACATCCTTTACATTGTAAGCAAGGAACTTGGAATAATTGTTTCTGTATAGATGGTGAAGAGAACCTTCCTCTTCATATGATATCTTTGATTTACCTAGTTCCACATTTGCAATGTGGTCTAGTCTGTATGACTCTTGGTTTACAAAAGTATGTTTTTTGTAAAGCTCTAGGTAATCAATTACATTGATTCCATACAGATTAAAGACCTGTTGGGTAGAACCCCAGTTGGTCTTGAACTCTCTGACATCACACATGTTCCATGGTGAAAACTTTCTATGTGATTCCGAACCGAATACTCTGTCCACACGATTACAAAGGTAAGTGATGTCAAAAGTATTAACATTCCAACCAGTAATGATGTCGAACTTTTCTTTTCTCCAGTACTTGATGAATTGTTCAAGTAGGTCTTTCTCATCCTGTGCTTCATGATAATGTACGTTGGCTGGTGCCTCGTCCCACGGCCCAATCCCGAATGTGTGAGCCATAAATCTAAAAGGTTTGATGGTGATTGCGTTTACTTTTTCCAAAGCTTGCATGGGTTCGGGGAACCCATCTTCACATTCACACTCAATATCTAGTGTTGCAATTTTGATAACTTTTGGGTCATACTTGATGTCCCCTTGAAACTTATCAGCAATGTATGTATAGATGTATCTATCATACCCATGGATTTCCATCCCTGCTGTTCCAGCAAACTTCTCTCGGAACTTTCTTGCACCACCCATCGAACTGAGATTAACAGCCTCAAGGTTCTTCCCATCCAGTGATTTGAATGCAGAAGGTTTTTTGGTTGGGACGTAATGATTAGGACGGTAGTCCACAGACATTTGAACCTGTTTCTTTCCTTGGTAACCTTTTACGAGTATTTTGTCGCGAGTTCGACACACATTAGTATAAAAATCCATACTGTTATTATAACAGAAAGAGGTCTATTCTACAAGTGTTTTTTTGGTTGGATGTAGTAATTCTTTTACTGATTTTAGCTTATCTTGAGCATCTGCAAGTTTCTCAACTTCTGCATCTACTGCCTGAACGATATCAGAATGGTCTCCGATACCTGCTGGGTTTTCTTGGTAGACTTGAATGTTTGCAGTGTGTACTGCAATATCACCTTCGTACTTCTTTTCTAATGCTCTTAATATATCTGCCACTTTATTTATTTCCAGTTAACACCTTGTAGTTTTGTGCAAGGTTTGGTCTAGGTTCAAAACAAGACACTACTCTGACTTTAGAAATATCAAAAGTATAGTCTTTTGCATAAGGTATCCATGGAGCTAGACCTACTTCCATTTGGCCACCTTGAATCTCAACAATACAAGCATGTGCTTCTTCTACCACGTACTTGAATAATTTTTCTGTTACTTTACCAATAACGACATCTCCGTTTTCTAAACGAAGACATTTGATAGGGTTAGACATTTAGTACTGACTCCTGTAATTCAACTGAACGTCTTCCGACTTGTCTGAACCAACGGCTGTCTTCCATTTCAACTGCCATTCTTTTCCAGTCTTCTGATACAACTGCTTTCCACATGTTGTTGAACTTACCAAAACGACTTCCACCTAAGTTGAATGTCATATTGACTAGTACGTGTTGAATATCTTCGGGTAAAGAATAAAAATCCTTCCCACCTTTTGATTCAAACAAATGAATAGTTTCATCCACGTGTTTGTCAAAATCTGCTTCGTAGTATGCATCTACTACTGATTGTGATACTGGAGTTCCTGCTGGTTGTCCATGTTCTGCATCACCCTCTTTGATTAGATGTCCAACACCAAGTGTTAGATATCCTAATGAGTCTGCGTATACTTCAAGTACCTCGCCCTCATGACGCTTAATTTGTGCTTTCAATACTTCTTTATTCATTGATTAATCCTTATTGTTATTCGGGGGTAGGTGGTTCAGTAGTCTTCTCTACCCATGTGTATTCGGCGTAAGCACCTTTGAGTGCGTCAAGCATTCCTTCTTCACAGGATAAAACATACATCTCCTGTCCTTCCTCTACCTCGTCGGCTGTTAGCCTAAATTTATGATACTCTAGTGCCATCTTCTTTCTCCCTCTTCATTTGTTCCTCGACAAGTTCCATTAATATGTCACCCATGAGGTCGTTTAATTCACTATTATTTAGGAGTTCCTCAAGTCCAATCTCTGTCTTCCAGCCATCATGGCCATGTGGAAACCTTCTTATAGTTCTTGTGAAGTTGATATTTGGTTTACCTTCTTCGAATTGTATCTTGCCATACTGGTATACAAGTCCGTCCCATTTTCCACCTGTTAGTTCGATGGCTGCATCATCCTCATTGGGATTCTCTACAACCATGTAGACTTTTTTATGAAATAATTCTGTCATATATTTCTTCCTCAATTTTCATAGAAGTCTCTATAGAATTGTTATCACGAATCTGCAATTGTCCTAGTAGATTCATGTTTGTTAATATGTTGTTTATCTGACTCCGTCTCCCTTTCAACCACACTTCGGACTGTGTGTCTCCACGTTCTGCGTGACGATTGTGTTCTTCCGATAACTCTACTGTTAGTACGTAAACGCGTGCTTCGTGATTGTCTATTAACCATTCTATATCCTTACCTCGAAAGTATCTATCACCTTCGATTAATACATGTTTATATGCAATGTTTGCCCACTCAATGAATTCTCTAAATTGTGGTATAGAACCGTGAGAGAGCTTATCAGTTCCACCGAATGTCTCTCCCTCGGGATATTGACCGACTACTAATACGTCACCATGTTCTTGGCACTTAAATAGTTTCATCGGTTCAATTAGGTTGGGTTCATCTAACCTAGAGATAAGTCTTCTCATGAGAGTTGACTTTCCCGAACATGGAACTCCACCAACCATGATAATCATAGTTGTATTATCCTTCCAGTTTCATCACAATGTGGTGTTTTATCTTGAGGTATGAATCCACCCCACTGAAAGATTTCTCTGAACTTCCATTCAAGTTCCATGAAGTTAAGTCCCATCTTATGATAGTCAAGAGAATCCGTAAATCTTCTTACACATTCTTCTATGAACCACTCGTATCTTGCAAATGTTTCTGCTCTATCAGACTTTAAAGTCATTGATGATGGGTTCTCAACATATCCATATAACATGATTGGTGATTGATACTTACCATAAAGTTTTAAACCATCCCACAATATTCTGTGTAGACTATTCCCTTTCTCAAAACAATAACCTAACTCAGTTACATCTTTGTTTCTTGCTCCAGCCCATCCCTTTCCAAGTTTGTTAAGAATTTCGTTTGCATATTTACCATCTAACGGTAGAATGTTTCTGTTCTTTCCTCTCTGTCTGTAGACCTTATATAGTAAACATGAAGTTGATAGTTCTTGAGTAGTACTCTCTGAACCATCGTCATTTACTTCTGTTACATCGACATAATTGACAATCTCTTCATCTGTCTTTAAACGCATACCATCATCTGTTGATGTGATTTGTTTTAAGAATGAGATTATCTCTTCTTCGACTTCTTGATTGATTGCATTTGCATCAATCGCTTCTACTACACCTCTAATGAAGTCAATATCTTTATTAGGTTTAGATGGTAGGTTAGTATTGTTACAAACATACTTAAATGCAATGTTGTCCTTTTGGACTGGTGCATCTTCATACACATCTACTAATAGATATTCCCAACCACTTTCCGTTGCAGCTTTGAATCTGTTGAATCCACTTCTTAGAATGAAGTTTCCATCAGCAGCGACTTGTACAAATAATGGTTCTTCTGAATGTAACCAACCTCTGTACTTGAATGAAGTTTTAATCTCAATAACATTTTGAGTGAGATTGATTTCTTCTCTCGGTTGCAATGGGTCGCCTGTAATAGGGTCAATGATGTAAATCTTATCCTTGTGTACTACAAGTCTTTTCTTGAATTTACAAGTTTGATAAGTTTCTTTGGGTGGACATAGTTCTCGGGTGAGTTCTATATCGTAGCTCTTTTTTAAACCTGCGGACAGGTGTTGTTGTGTTGTCATTTTTACTCCTTATCCCACGGGGATATGATTTGACGTTTGATGTCCAAAAGGAAACGTTCCAGTTGATACATTATTATTTAGGTCTAGAAAAAGCTGTCAAGTGAACCTTTCTCCTCATACTTTCCAGCATGAGGGCCGATAGGATTCTCAGTCTTTCCAGCTCTCCCTTTAGTTGCAACATGTTCATCACAATATGCAACACATGATAACCTTACTCCTTCACCAGTGATAGGTGATACACCGTGCAATTCATTTGAATCTGCAATCAGTACGTCTCCATCATCTGCTTCAATAGCAATACCATATCTAGGGAAACATAAGTATGCACCCCCAAATTCTCCAATACGGAAGACACACATAGTTGTCATTCCGAACTCTAAATCTTTACCATCCAAATGTGCAGACATCTTTGCAGTCCCACCAGTTGAATATTTGTTTGCAGATAACGCTGTCATAGGAGCTCCACCAATATGGTATTTCTCTTCTATACATTCATCTGCAAATGTTCTTTGCATCTTCCATATCTCGGGAACTGCAGTCTTTAATGCTTGTTCATTTACTTGTGCAATCTGTTGAAGGGTTTCAAACTTTTCTTTGTTTGCTTTCTTATCCATCCAACCACTTGCCTTAATCATTCCTGTGAATCTGCCACGTTTATACCCGATTAGAACTGAATGAATCTCATTTGCTTCTGCAATACGATTGAACTCACCGTTCTTCTTTAATGGATAATAACTGTTTGGAGTTCTTAGGACATAGTCTTTACCTTCGATTAATCCTTTTGCTTTCATTTCTTCGTGGTCGATAGGCCCGGCTGCATTTGCTCTCATTGTAGATGTATCATCTATAGAGAACAAAGTGTCTTTAACTGTTCTATAAGTTTTACCTTTGTATGCTTTCTTTACTATACATGCAAGTAAAGTTTCCCCCATGAGTGTACCATGAGGTTTGTATATTTTAATAGTATCATCTTCTACACCAATGGATGAGATAACAGTGTCATAAGAATCTTCAGTAAGATACTTACCGTTCCATTTCTTAAATGTTTCTTTAAATCCTAAGTCTTTTGTTGCAGTGAATTCCATGGTTCTAATATTTGTCCTTTGATGTTTTCAACTAAGTAGTACATACATAATGGTGCTACCATCAATCCAATTCTTGCACCCTTGTCGTTGTAATCACCAGTCATTTTATAATCATTTGGTAGAGTCATTAATCTCACCATTTCTTTTGGTGTGTAGATTCTCTTACCACTATGGTGGAAATGATTACCACCCATAAATTTTGGTTGACAACCCTGTTCAGTCAATGAGTGAGCTGGTAGATGTTTAGGAACAATTCTTGACATGTAGTAAGAATGTTTTTCATCTTCGGGTTGTACGTGTCCGTTCTTAATCTGTTCTTGAAACCAAGGTTTAACAATATGGTCTCCAATAGAAACATATGCTTGATTGTCTCTCTCATGTAGTACAGGAGTAACTCCACCACATGGGCCACAATCCTTGAACTTCTCATCGGGATGTTGTTCGAAACCATTTACCCAATGTCCCTTTGAAGATTCGTTCATTGCAGTTTCTAGATAAGCTGCATCCTTGATGTTCTCTTCATCGGTTTCTAAATCTTGAATTGCATCTTCAATGGATGCAAATTCTTTAACTGGGTCGGGGAAGACTGAAGACATACACATCCAAGGCATTCCAATACCTTCAAGTACATCATCACGTACACCAACCATGAATACTCTTTCTCTTTTTTGTGGAACACCATGTTCATGTCCCTTCATGATTTTCCAAGTCACTGAGTATCCTAGTGCTTCAAAATCATTTACCATCTTGTTTAGATGGTCTCTTGCATAGTCCATCGAGAGACCCTTCACGTTCTCACATACTATAACTTTAGGCATCAACCCTTCGGCAATCCTAATCATTTCCCATGTAAGGTCTTCGATGTTCTGTTGTTTCATACCATATGCCATCTTCTCTTGGTTCCATCCTTCTTTCTTGGAACCTGCCATAGAAAATGGTGGACAAGGTGGTGACCCATCCATGATATCTAATTCGTATTTTTTAAGTCCAGTCAGCTCCATGATTCCTTCTGCAGTGACTTCTTTGATGTCTCTACATTCATGAACTGTATTAGGGAAATTTTCTAGGTAGGTGTCGACATGAATCTGTTGAAATTCATTCATGTATTTTACATCACCACCAGCTAGTTTGTAACCACATGAAGAACCCCCACCACCAGCAAAGAAAGTAATGTAGTTAAACTGTTTACTTTCACTGTTTCGGTGAAGGTCTTCTAGGTTGTATTGAAAATATTTATTATCACTCATCATGACTCCATTATACTATATTTAGCACAACGCTGTCAAGGTGTTTCTTAAAGATTTTCTAATACATTTTCGGGTGTTGAAACCTCGTAAGGGTCGGACTCAGCATTATCAGTGTAACCGTCTTCGATAAAGATTTTTTCAATTACTCCATCGTTAACTACAGCTGCATATCTCCAAGACCTGTATCCGAAACCAAGATTTGATTTAGAACATTCTGCACCAATTAAGTGAGTGAACTCACCGTTACCATCGGGAAGAGGGTAAACATTTTTGATACCTAATGATTCGAACCATGAGTTCATTACGAATGTATCGTTAACTGATACACAGTAAATCTCATCAATACCTTTCTCTTGGAACTTCTCAAAGTTCTCATCAAAGCCAGGCAGTTGTTGAGTTGAACATGTTGGTGTAAATGCGCCAGGCAATCCAAATACAATCACTCTTTTACCAGCAAACTGTTGTTGGGTGTCTAGTGTTACAAATTCACCACCGACTCTCTGTGGTAGGATTACTTCGGGTACTCTAGTTTCCCCTTCAATAATTTCTAACCCCATTGTTACTTCTTCTGTCATAATAATCTATACTCCATTTTAATAGATACACCTATTATATTACAAACAGGTGTATCTGTATATAGGCTTTCTTATGAAATTTTGATTTCTTGAGGTTTATCTTCTTCGGGTATTACTCTCTCAAGTGATACGCTTAGAATACCATCCTTCATGTCTGCACCTTTAACGACAATGTCGTCTGCTAGTGTAAACTTTCTAGTGAAATTTCTAGAAGAAAGTCCTTGATGGACGAACTCCCTTGCATTTCCTTGGTCTTTCTGATTACCCATAACGATAAGAACTTCTTTCTCTTTTGAGATTGAAATTTCTTTCTTATTGAATCCAGCAACTGCAAGTTCAATTTGGAAGTTTTCCTCATCTACTTTTACAATATTGTAAGGTGGATAGTTAGAATTAGATTGTACATCTGCACGTTCTAATAGTTGAAGAGTTCTGTCGAACCCGATTGCGAATGGAAATTCTGTTGTGAATTTTCCGAAGACATCATTGAAATGTGTCATAGTTTTCTCCTTATATTAAGCAAGTTATAATGTGTAACCTCTAATGAGCATTACAATGGTATTTATAACACCATACTACTATTATATGGGTTTTTTCTAAAATTTCAAGGGGTTTTTAGAATTTTCTGCATCTTTCTTTTGCATCTTTCAATATATCAAGATTACTTGCAATCACCATAGACATTAAGAAGTTCATCTGATTCATAACGTATGGTGTTACCCTCTCATTTTTAATATCTGAGTTTATAGCAGGAATGAGAACTGCAATCTTAAATGCAAACATTTGTGGAACTGAAGGTGATTCACCAAGAAAAGGATTTAGTTCTTTGACACAACTGTATTTGAGACCACGATATGTGGTATAGATATCTGCAAATTGAAGTGATATGAATGCAGCCCACTGAAGATTACTAGGTTGTTCAGATAGTGTAAACCACGACTGGTTCTGATTTTCCTTTAACTGTAATTGAATCAACTTTTGTGAATGTTCTGTTTGGACATTGGAGATAAGTTTCTTGTCCCAACAACAAGTCCACCCCATCATAATTTCTTGTTTGTCCCTCAAGTCTAGCACCGAGGTTGACGGCATCTCCAATGACGGAATAGTCAAATCTAAGTTCTGACCCCATGTTTCCAACGATGCACTCACCAGTATTAATCCCAATACCCACGTTAATGGGTGGAAGATTAAGCGGTTTGAGTTCTTCATT